AGTCTTCATATCATCCAGTTTGATCTTGGCTTTCTGTTGTTCTATATCTTCTGGCGGTTCATCGTCTTCAACGTGTGCCCAGAATGCTTCCTCCATCTGGAGCAGGTTCTGCATATATGGTTCATCCCTTAACACTTCATAGGATTCCCATCGGCTGTTCCCAAAGATTACTGATAGCTCACACATGTTTTCATCCGAGACATACATGTAGTGTTGCATCTGTGCATAGTATTGTTTGACACAATCCTCTATGGTTTTGAATTGATTGGTATGCTTGGCTTCAAAGATAGCTATCTTGTTTAGCTTTCCTTGGGAGGGATCCATTGGATCTACTACGATTCCATCAAGATTGGCCAACATGTATGGCCTTTCTTTATGCCTCAACATATCGCAGCCATCAGTAAGAACGACTAATCCTGTCTGCTTCTGATACCACTGCCTGTTGAACTCCTCAGTCCATGTGCCTAACTGAACAGGAAGTACATCTGATAGATCGTCCGACTCCTCTCTGCCTGTCTTCTCTAGCCAGAGTTTGTGCCATTCACCGGACATGATGCGAGTTGCATCTGATCCCCCTAAACCTTTTTTTCTAAAGGCGTGCTGCTCTTTACTCAATGCCATTTGGCTCTCTCCTATTGTTTCTATGGATTAACTATAATATACTCTTGTTGACATTAACCGTCAAGGAATATATATATGAACACTGCTATTGAACATGACCCTGAACAGTGGGTTACAACTAAAGAAGCCTCAGAGATCATAGGCTTTACACATGGAACCATTAGAGTATGGAGGCATCAAGGTAAAGGGCCTGTATATTCTAAGGTTGGTTCCGCTATTCGTTATAAGATACGTGACCTACAAGAATTTATGGAAGATCGTATATGTTAGTCACAACATATGAGGATCTTGTATTCTATTTACGGATGAGAAGGATCAACATGGATGTATCTCAACCTATCTTTGCTGACATGATGGATATGTCAGAATCTACTCTTAAAAAATGGGAGCAGGGTAATCATCACCCCACTCTACCTAACTTAATCAAATGGATGGAGGCTTCAGGATGCCGATTGGCCATCGTTCCAGACGAGGAACAAGATCCAGCTTTATTAAAGATCTTGCAAGACACAATGAAATCACAGATAAACTACGCAGCCATAAACAAAAACAGAAGACGCAGGAAACGAGGGGGTGCAAGAGATGCCTCGAAAATAACGCGCCCTTTTCACGTGACAGAGGGGAAACATGGTACTGCTCAACATGCTGGGAAGAAACAGGGGGTAAAGAAAAAGCGTGGGCAAGAGTAACGCCATCGTACAGGAGCAAGGAATGATTATAGGTATCGACCCTGGTATTAGTGGTGCCATCGCTTTCTTTGATAACTTTGGTAAGTTGATTTCTGTTCATGATTTTCCTTTGATTAAAGAGGGTAGTCACAATCACATCAATGCACATGCACTATCATTGATGATTAAAAGGAAGGTGCTTATCCCTCAGTTAGCTGTGGCTAAAGTAGAGTCTGTTCACTCAATGCCTGGTCAGGGGGTAGCTTCAACATTCAAGTTTGGCAGAAGCTACGGCACAATCCTTGGAGTGCTTGGAACCCTTGGAGTCACAGTTGAATTGATTACTCCGCAGAAGTGGAAGAAGAAGCATGACCTTGTAAAGAAAGATAAGGATGCTTCTCGTATCTTGGCTGCTGAGTTGTACCCCTTGGCTCCGCTAGACCGCAAGAAAGATCATGGTCGTGCGGATGCCATACTAATTGGGTTGTGCTAACGCCCTTCGGTTGTTGACCCTTCCCTCACACCAGAAAAGATTTCTGGTGTGGGGTGCGGGTATCAATAGGGTGGTTTCGTACTTTGAACAAGGCCAGGAAGTATTGCTTTTAATCTAGCTCTATTTTCTGCCAGCTTCTCTTCACTTATCTTGGGAGAAGGAAGCTGGTTTTTGAATTCCTTGTGCATCGCATGAACTATAGGTGGCTTGGCTGCTGCTATAAATTCTGAGATAGTGGGCGGCCACTCTTGGCTGTTTCTACATTTATCCAGCCCCTCTCTGATCTGATCGGGAGAGAGGTTGGCAGAGGTTAATCCCTCATACCATTCTCTCTTCGCAAAGTTTTCTATCTCTTGAGAGGCGAACCCCTTAGTCCATTTGTTACCGTATATTGATGACATTCTGAGGAAGAGTTGGTTGATCACTCTCTTCATCCTCAAATCCAGTAAGGTATCCTTCTGCTTGTAATCTCCTTGCTTCGGCTGTGGCCGAGCCAACTGATTGTCTATTGAATCTTGCATAATTCTCTACCTTTAAGTGGAACAGTCCTTGCCAACCGTTCTCTATTGTTTGATCTATGATCTCTGATTGTTTGCAATGACACTCAGTTGCTAGTCGAAACAGTTTTACAATAGCTTTCTGCTCCGCCAATGGTGTGAGTGGCTTCCTTGTTTCTCTTCGGTGTTGTTTGTATTCTTCCCAGGCTTCTTGATCCAGTTGCTCAGGGTATTCCATATGCTTTCTCCTAATGTTGTTGGTTTGTATTTTTTCTGACAGCAGGGACATAGACCATCAATCATATCCCCGCAATAGCATCCGCATGTATCACACACTGGATAGTTATTAACTGTTCCCGCCAATTGATTCTCCTTCTCTGTCTAGTACATAGTCGCAAGCTAGTTGGGCAAGAGAGGAGGCCCTGATGATTGCTTGCTTATCCTCTTTGAGGATGGACAACCAGTTAGATAGATACTCCTCATGCTGCAACTTACCGTCCAGCTTGTAATGTGCTGAGAGGAAAGCAGCCCCTAACTCTGCAACGAGTTCCTCTCTAGCATAATCTGGTGAGCCAAACGCCCCAGAGAAAGGTCTATCCAATCTGGATTTATGCCCTGTCCAATGCGTTAGCTCATGAAGCAGAGTAGCATAGTAGTCACCCCCCTTGTCAAACCTTCCAGGATCAGGAATTCTTATGACATCCTGGCTAGGAATAAAGCAAGCTGATGACCCCTTGACTTCAAGATCTACATCAAGTTTCTCTATTCGAGATTCAATCTCTTTATCTTTATCCCATGCAGGTGAATCAATAGATGGTAGTTCATAGCCATCACATTGTTCCACGTTAAACACCGTGTATGTTTTTGCCATAGGAAACTTCTTCTCTTTACCATTCTCATCCTTCTTCTTGAGGAATTTCCAGAAGATTATATGAGATCCATGTTCTCCTTTGCGTACCTGTAAGTCATTCTCAGAGGCTTGTTTATAAGTAAGCCATTGGTTAGAGGTGAACCCTGAAACCTGTTGAGAAGCCCATAGAGCTAGCACATTCACCCCTCTATAGTCTTTGTGGCTGGTAAAGTTAGATGGCATGGCTGATTCACCAGGCATTGTAGACCAGGGCTTAACCCATGGTGGCAGATTGCCCTCTTCCAGTGATAAAATAATTTTGTTAGTTATCTCTTGATAAATATCTATCTTGCTCATAGAATTACTCCTGTTATAACTTCATGTTATGACTCCTCCTATTAAGGGGATACCATTTACATAGTTCAAAACTGTATCGGTATCCCCTTTGTTTTATTCAGAGTCGTTAGCTATCCGATCAGCTATCCCAATTATCTGAGACAGTCTGTTCAGTTGGTTGGATGGGATACTGATTACTGCATCACCGTCATCAAGATACACATCCCCATCGTACTGATCCATGCGTATCTCAAAGTCTGGCCCTTGCCACGTCAAGAAGCGATTAGGATCATCATCCAGTGGCTCATTGAATGCAGCTTGCAGCCCCCTTGTTATCTCATATGCGTCTGTTATATCCATTACCTTATCTCCACTGTTGGATCAGATAGTTCAAAGGCCATCTCTCTTACAATCTTCTGTACTTTTTCATCGAACCATCCTCCATGTTGGATCTCATCTATGATGATCTTGTCCTTATGATTGTTTAGCCATCGTTGCATGTGGGTTTCCATGAACTCAGGTTCTTCATCTCTAATAAAGATTCTATTCTTCAATTTCTTAATATCACTCACCATCGCTTGAATAAGAGGTATCAAGATGATTGCTTCTTCTAGCTGAGAGGTTTGCCTGGGTGGGTTGCTCTTTAGCTTCTGATACTTACCGAGCAGCTCATGGTAAGCCTCATCTTTTATCGTTGTTGCTTTCTTTAGGTTCTCTACGTTTTGCTTCAACTCTTCTACAAACTCTTCGTAATCAGTTATCTTTGCATGTAGATAGTTCTGATCATGCACTTCCTTCCTTAGTTTCTTGATCTCTAGTTGATATGCCAGTTCATTTGCTGTGAATGCTGGCGGTACTTCTGTTTCTACTATCTTGCTCATAGTTTTCTCCTTTACTTCACTTCATTAAAGAGCAACCACATTGGTATGCTCCACAAAACAATCACCCAAACAAGTTCGATGATTGATATTCTCTTTTGCCTATACCATTTGGACTCACCCCAAAGTGGGGGATACTTAGTCTTCATCTTTATCCATCTCCTTTGTTATCTGTTCCTCTTTCCACTCGTCATACTTCCTGTCTACATCTTCATAGTATTTCTCTGCGAGATACTCTGCCTCTGCATCAGGGTCATAAAAGAATGGGTCAACATCTTCTCTCTCTTTGAATGTCATGCGAATGCCTCCACTATCATGTAAATAAACACGCTCCAAATGAACGCCATCATTATCACTGCTGCAATCCCCTTAGTTATCCTATCCATATCAGTTCCCTTAGTTTACTCTTGTTAACCAGCATTAACCATCAGACTTTCTTATAATAGATAGTCCGATCATAAAAAAAACAAGGGAGCCGAAGCCCCCCTGTTACCCGTTATACTCCTAAAGGCTTGAAGGCTTGCATGGCAGCTTTGGCACTATTGATTCGAGATTGTTGTTTACTAGCGTACTTGGCTAGCAGTTCTCTTGCGTCCTCTGCGCTCTGGGTCTTGGTTTTGTCGAAGGTTCCCTTCGGAGCTGGCATGATGTAGTCGCTGCCAACAACTTCACGATAAGCAGCATATGTATTTTCTTTATGCTTCTCGTAAAAGGATACTTGTTTCTCAAGGGTTTCGATAAAGTCATGCTTCCTTTGCATCATCACATCTTGGGTTTCTGATCCGTTGAATTCTTCGAGCAGATCTTTCAGTTCAGAAATTACGTTACTAATCTTTTTATTAGTAAATTTAAGTTGTTGAGTTGCGTTGAAACAATAGCCTCCGAGGATACTCTGTTGAGAATACTCAGGTGCGTCTTTAACAGTGCTTACGATAGAACTAATGATTCTTTTATTCATGATACATCTCCTATATAAATTAACATTTAATGAATGTACAACTACCTCGCTGTACGCCTCACCTATTGCCATGGATTGCATCGCAACCGAGACCGTCAACCATGATCTAATCTCAAGAAAGGGGTGTCAGAGTATAGGGTAATGAGAGAAAACCTCTCAGATAGAGATACAGGGAGTCTCAAAGGGGATTAGATCACCCGAAGGGCCTGTGGTTTACGGTTGAGGCTAGCACCGCTCGCCTTAGCGAGTGGGGATAATAGTCCGTGGCATTATGTGAGGATACAGAGAGGAGGGGGGGACTATACTGCGCTATATAACTATAGAAGAGGGAGATAATCAGCCCGCCAGAGGAAGCGCAGAGCTTTATCCTGCGCAACCAGAGAGTGACTAAAAGGAACACTTATGAGGTTGGTGTTATCTATAAGTAAGTCTTATGTGTATTCGTTGATATACGTGCTAGACTTACCGTGAACTATGTAAAAGTATCTTTGCGATTTGATGTTGAAGTTAAGACCTTCATCTACTTGTTACAGTTTTCAAGACCCGAATCGACTAACATAATTCACTAGTGCAGTAGGGGTTAGCAGTCAGGACACCCCCGAAATTAAAGATACTTACCCGTCTGTATAGCAGCATGATCATATCAAACACAATGATCCCTCTTGCAGAACATCGGTTATAAACAGAAAGAGAGATCTCCGACTGGGTTAAAACTCGTCTAAAGAATATCAGGAATCATTATATTTGACATGATCTATAATGTTACTGTAGTCTGTGTTCATGGAAGTTAATAGAGATAACCATAAGGTCATTACACCATCTGGTAAGAGTATGGTGCTGAGTGATCAACAGGAAGAAGCTATTGAGCTACTTATGACAACAAACTGGAAGAAGACTGAGATAGCTAGGCATATGGGAGTTGATGTGGCTTGGTTGTATAGAACATACAGAAAACAACACGTTAAGGATGTGATCAATCAGAGAGTCCAGGATCAAATACTTGATGGGGCTGTTTCAGCCATAAAAAAAGTGACTGAACTCGTTGACCATCGCAGTGGCTACGTAGCTCTGGAAGCATCAAAAGACCTTTTAGATAGAGCAGGTTACAAGCCTCCTGATCGTTCACAGGTAGCGGTTGGTGGTGAGGTAAGTATCAAGATTGACTTGGGGGGGTGAAAATTCCTCCTTGGTAATCACGTGATTCCCCACTACACACACAAGTCTTAAAAAAGGTCATTAACATATTTTTTTAAGGAGAAGGTAAATGTCTGAGATAACGACTGTAGCTGATTTGAAGAAGCGTATGCGTTTAGTTGTAAATACGTTGACTAAGGACTACGATGGTTTTAATCATCTGGATACTATTGGTAAGAAGCTAGATGAGGTTGAGAGTCTGGTTGATTATATGACTGATAAATTGGATATGAGGGCTAGTAGAAATGGCGGATCTTCATAAAGCAGCGAGGGATAAAGCTGTCGAGCGGTTAGAGGTAGGTGGTGAGGCTAGAAGTATGTCCCAGCCTGAGTGGTTGGCTTCACAATATACTCCTGATACTACTGCTGTTCAGCATGGTGTAAGGCAGGGTTTGGCTAATGCTATGGCATTGCCTCAGTTTGTTATGGATCTGGCTGATGCTCCCAATACGTTTATTAGTAATGTGTTGATGGGGAAGCCTAGGCAGGATTATCTTAGGCGGTTTGATGCTGCCAGCAGAGCTTATGGTAGGGATATTACAGGGGCTACTGAGTATGAGGACTTTGCTCGCACTCCGGGGAATATAGCTGGTGATCTGTCCTTGCAGATAGGGACTGAGGTAATGATGCCTCTTGGTGGCGGCTATACTGCATTAAGAAGCCCGAAGAAAGCTAGGGATTTAGGGAATGGGGTAGTTGATTATCTTGATCCTGGGTTTGATGAGTCTCGTAGGCGGTTTGGAAAGAATGTAGCGGTAGGGACAGCAGCAATGGCTCTTGGTATTCCAGCAGCAAAGTCATTAAAGAAGGCAGCTAGTTCAGTTAAAGCAGCCGCCAAACCTCCTGCTGGCAAGTGGGACAAGATTATAGATGAGATCTACGATGCAAAGGATCCTCTTAGTCGGCCAGAGGGAAGCACGTTTCTTCGTGGAGATGTGGATGAAATAGCACGGCTTCACCGTAAACAGAGAGCTAAGACTTATGAGGAATCCCAGTGGGATGAGTACGTATGGGACAACATTCTCCCTAGTCGCGATAAAGGAGTAGGAAGAAAGGATACTGTAGTGGGTCGTTGGGATCATGAGTACGATGTACGTCAAGCAATGGGGCCAGAGAATTATGATCGGTTAAAAGAGCTGTCTTATATGCCTGATTCAGGCTTGCCTAGAAACATGAAAGATTTCGATGAAGCTAGTCGATTAGGTCGGCTTAAAGGAAAGGCTATTATAAAGGCCGATCAGCGGCAAGCTGATCTATTAACCCCTGAGAATCGCGAAATCTATCGCAAAATGAACGAAGAAGCCTCAGATCTACTCGTTAGGAAAATGATGGGTCGTAGCGACGTTTATAACAGTCATGCCGGTCTTGATGGCATTGACTTATTCGAGTCATTCCCTCGTGATATAGACAAGCGGCTCAGATACCTTGATGATGAAATAACACGGCTTTTACGTACTGATCCCAACGTGAGCGCATACCGTAGACAGAGAGCTAAGGCTAGAGCTGCGGATATTGGGGATGAATTATATGAGAAAGAGCGTCTAAGGCTTCTCCGTAGAGAAGTGGATGCAGAGTATGGGTATAATACGGATACTGTGTATGACGAGTTTTACGAACGTGTAAGGCTTCTCCGTAGAGAAATGGATGCAGATGTTAAAAGACACTTGGAGATTGGGAAACAGGTAGGTCTGGATTAGTTGCTGGACTAACTGCCCATAATGTTCCACGTGAAACAATGAGCTTCTTAACTAATCTATCCTATGATGACCTATCCCGCCTCAGAGAAGTTGCAAAGAAGGTCTTTCTTCAATACAACCC